AGGAACTTTGGGTAGAAAAATATCGTCCGAAAACAGTAGAAGGATACGTGTTCAGAGATGAACATCAAAAGTCACAGGTTAAACAATGGATCAAGGAAGGTACTATTCCGCATTTACTATTCAGCGGTAATGCAGGTATAGGTAAGACAACACTTGCTAAAATTCTTTTTAATGAACTTGAAATAAATGATTTAGACATACTTGAAATAAATGCAAGTAGAACAAACTCTGTTGAAGATGTAAGAGACAAAATTGTAAACTTTGTACAAATGATTCCATTTGGTCCATTTAAGGTTGTGTTATTAGATGAGGCAGATTATCTAAGTCCAAATGCACAGGCGGCACTACGTGGTGTGATGGAAGAGTATCATACAACAAGCAGATTTATTTTAACTTGTAACTATCCTAATAGAATTATTCCTGCATTGCATTCTAGATGTCAAGGCTTTCATATAGAACGTATTGATCAAACTGAATTTACTGCAAGGGTGGCCCAGATACTAATAGATGAAGGTATAACTCCAGATCTTGATGTATTAGACACTTACGTAAAAGCAACTTATCCTGATTTACGTAAATGCATTAATATGGTGCAAATGAATAGTGTTGATGGTAAACTTGTAAAGCCACAAAAAAGCGATACAGGTGATGCTGACTACAAACTAGAAATGGTTGAACTGTTTAAAAAAGGTGAAATAAGCAAGGCAAGAAAACTTGTTTGTAGCCAGGCAAGACCAGATGAAATAGAAGATATATACAAGTGGCTATATGATAATATAGACTTGTTCGGTGACGAACAAAAACAAGAAAGTGCAATATTAATTATTAAACAGGGGCTAGTAGATCATACACTTGTTGCTGACCCAGAAATTAACTTGGCGGCAACACTGATAAGATTATCCAGAATGGAATGACATATCTCGTAAATGACAAATGTATCGGTTGCAAACATACCGACTGCGTGGAAGTTTGTCCGGTAGATTGTTTTTACGAGGGAGAAAATATGCTTGTTATTAATCCTGACGAGTGTATTGATTGCGGTGTATGTGTTCCTGAATGTCCAGTCGAAGCAATAATTAGTGAATCAGAAGATCCCGAACAAAAGTGGTTTCACTTAAATTTAGAATACAGTAATAAGTGGCCAAACATTACAGAGAAAAAAGATCCTTTACCAGAAGCAGAAGAACTTGCAGAAAAACCAGATAAGTACGAGCAGTTATTCAGTGAAAAACCTGGTGGAGATTAATGGAACCTAAAAAATATAGAGCAAGTCATATTCTTTTAAGTCATAGCGAAGCAACTTGGACAACAAATCAACGTGCCAAACCACTTGCAGAAAAAGAAGCATATAACGTTATTCAAGACATTGCAGAAGGACTTTTAACATTTCATCAAGCCGCGAAAGAACATAGTGCTTGTAGAGTAACTGCAAAAAATGGTGGTGATTTAGGTTGGTTTGATTTTCCAGGAGAAATGGAATATCCTTTGGCTAATGCAGTAAGCATGATGGAAAAAGATACTATGCTTGGTGTACCTATTGAAACTGAATACGGATATCACGTAATTTTAAGGACAGGCTAATGTATGAAACAACAGAAATAATTTCCACGGACTATCATAACATATTAGAATCTGTTTATCCTGATTACAAAAATATCAATAAAGACCTACAACAAATTATTTTAGACAAAGGTGACGAAATGCAACACGTTACTAATGTTAAAGCAGACATGACTAATTACAAAATGTTGCGTAATCCTACTTTCAAAATCATTGTTAAATTTGTAGAAGAAATTATCTATCAAAGACTAATGGACGAACGTATGACATTAGAAGCATTAAAAGTTTTACAAGTTAAACATATTGACTGTTGGGGTATGCGTTACAAAAGCGGTGACCATTGCGTTGCACACGCACACTGGCCAGCAACCTTTAGTTGGATTTATTATGTTGCAGGTTGTGATAATTGTGCAGAATTAATATTTGACAGAACAAACTATTCAGTTAAACCTGCTCCTGGTAAATTAGTTATTTGGCCAGGACATTTGAGCCATACAGTACCTCAGCAAACCTGTACACACGATAGGATTGCTATATCAGGTAATTTACAAGTTATAGTAAAGGAAAAACAATGAAAGTAAAATTAGTATCATTTAGTCAAGCACCAGAAGGCTGGGACGGATATGATTGCCAGGAACTTATTGCCTATTGTGCCAGGGTAAGTAATCCTGCTAATCAAATGAATAAAGAGACTAGTGAAAAGTTAATCAACTATTTGATTAAACATAAACATTGGTCTCCTTTAGAAATGGTTAATGCTTGTTTGGAAATAGAAACAACTAGAGATATTGCACATCAAATAGTAAGGCATAGAAGTTTTAGTTTCCAAGAGTTCAGTCAACGATATGCAAACCCACAAGACATGAAAGAAGCATTTACATATAGAGAACCTAGATTACAAGATACAAAAAATAGACAAAATTCAATTGAAGTGCAAGACACACAATTAGAAATGGATTGGGGTTATTGGCAAAAGAAAGTAATTGAAACTTCTAAACAAGCATATGACTGGGCAATAAGTAGAGGTATTGCTAAAGAACAGGCTCGTGTTGTTTTGCCAGAAGGACTAACTAAAACACGCCTATACATGAATGGTACTTTAAGAAGTTGGGTGCATTACATTGAACTACGTGGTGCAAATGGGACACAAAAAGAACACATGGAAATTGCTCATGAATGTGCCAAAGTAATATCAGAAGTATTTCCGCTGGTTAAAACTCTAACATAAGTAGATTATATGTTTGATTTCATAAAAAATTTATTTGGTAAAGATCAACCTGTGATTAATTTTGCTTGTAGAAGTTGGGGTGTAAGAAAGTATGCGCCAATACAACCTGCTGGTAAATTCTTTCCAGAAAAATTTAAAAAAATGAGTCCTTACTTTGAAGATGGTAAGGCAGAACATAATATAGACAATCATAAGACAGTAAGAGCCTGCCCTGGAATAACAGATTATATGAGCATGGGATTTGTAATTCCTGCTTGGTGTGATATTACCATTGAGCCAACACCAGATGGTAAACATATTATAACAAGGTATTCAGACGAAGCATATAATGACGCATTTCATCCAGATGGACAACTTGGAGAATTTATGGAGGGTAAGTTTAAAGTGCGTGGTGCAGTAAAACTTGACAATCCGTGGTTTACTTGGAACAAGCCTGGCTGGAGTACATTATATTTGCCTATGTATTATCATGAAAGAAACTGGGAAGCAGTCCCTGGTCTAATGGATCATGATTTAGGTGCTCCACAAAGTCCAATTAATATTATGCTAAAGAAGATAGAAAAAACTGAGATAAAAATGGGGGAACCTATTGTACAGGCTATTCCTTTCAAACGTACACCTATGGTTGCACGTACTATGGAACTTGACGAAACTGCATGGAAACGTCAGTTGGCAATATCCAGCCTACACAAAATGAGTTATGCAGGCTGGCTCAAATGGGTAAAAGCAAAAAAATTATATTCTGTTGACGCTCGGGATACTAACCTACCCGGCGATTAAACGTCACCATAAATTTCTAAAACTTCTCTTACTGCTCTATGTCTTTCGATGTCAACATGATTGAATGATGTCATCGCTAGTCTACTTGATCCGCTATGCGTACTATAACATTGTATAAAGTCTAATAATCCATTATCCTTTATTCTGTCTGTCTGTGCAAGGTCTCCAGTAACTGCCATATAAGAACCTGTACCTAATCTAGTCAAAAGCATTTTCATTTGATTAGCAGTCGTGTTTTGCATTTCGTCTGCTAGTATAAATGCACGTTTGAAAGTCCTTCCACGCATATATGCTAATGGAGATATTTCAATAATACCTTCTTCTATCATACCACTGATTTCTTTTGCAGTAAAGTATTCGCGTAAAACATCAAATATAGGTCTTGTCCAAGGCGCCATTTTTTCTTCTAGCGATCCTGGTAAAAATCCTAGATCTTCATCTACACTTACTACTGGTCTTGTTACTATGATTTTATCTACCACTTTTTCCTTGAACAATTTTATAGCCACCTGTACCGCTATTAACGTCTTACCGGTTCCTGCTGGACCTACTCCGAAGACTATGTCTTTCTTTAGGTCTAGTAGTTTTAGCATATAATCTTCTTGATTTTTGTTTCTTGGAATAATCTTAACTTCTTTTTGTTTGTTTGGTAGGAATTGTTGAATTTGAACCACGTTTCCGTGGTGTCTGCTCTTTCGAGCACTTCTTTTTGCACCCATAGAGTCCTCCTTTATGTGTGTACCTTTATGAAGCCTAAACTTTCTCTTCATAAAAATATTTACCGGATTAGCGGTCCAAGTTATCATAGTTTATATCTCTAATACTAGATAAATAAGTATGTAAATATGGAATCACTGTTATGCAAGACATTTTAGACGTAATTAAGAACGTAGAAAACATATATGATAGCGATACTTCTTTCACGGTTTTAAAGGACTTTGAAAGGGTATTAGATGAACTAGACTTATATGTGTATAAAAACTGGGAAGATGGCGAACTAGTATCCGGCCCTAACATTAAAAGACATTGGATTATATGCTCTTTTATGTGGCCAAGAGAAAAAATGCCAGATCCTATGGGCGGGAAGAGATTACTTGATTACGACTGCAAAGTAACATACAAAAAAGACAGCATAATTAAGCCACGTAAAATACGCACTCCAGATGATATTAGACCTGGTACTAAAAAAGGTAGATTAGATAGAGAACCAATTTGGATAGTAGAAATTATGATGCCTAAAAAACTAGTAGCAGACATTTACAGTGGCTATAATGAAATGATGGACAACACACTTGATCCAGCAGTACAACAACCTAACCCAACTCCAGAGGCACAACCCGCAGATGAGATAGCGGCGGCGGCACCAGCAGAAGCAGAAGCAGGAGCAGTATAATGGGATTACGTGAACAAGATTTAAAAGACTGCATTGAAAACATCTTTGAAATAGATGCATACAAATCAAAGATGGGCGAAGATAAAGATATTTGCGTTTTAAGTTTTTCAACTATTAACGAACAAAGTGCAAAAGACTTAGAAAACTTTTTTGAAAAAGGTTATCCTTTTGTACTAGATGCAGACAGCACATCTGGTGAACAAGCAGATGGCACATATAAAGTATTTGTAGAAATTGAAAGAGGTAGAGAAACACCAGAACACATAGTAGAACTTTTAGATGGTGTAACAAAACTTACTGATCAAGATTACAAGTTTAGATATTACAAAGGGTTCAGAAGTATGCCTGCAAACTTAGAGACATTTTCTGAAGCAATTCCATTAGACGCTGACTCATATGGTATTAAAGTCAACGAAAACAACATGGACAACTATAAGAATTTCTTTAATAAGAGTTATGCAGAATCAATTGAAATGAAGGAAGATATTTTGACTATTAAGAACAAATATGCTGATCCAGTTTCTTTCAATGTAATAGACTTTGGCAAAGTTGATAGTATAAATATCAATGAGGCGTTGAATGTCAACGATTTTGCAGAAGTAATTTGGTTAACAAAGTATCTAGGTGATTACAATGTTACCAAGTACGGAACAAAAATTGTTCTGGAAAATGACGGACATCAATTAGTATTAACAAGGAGATAAAGATGGCAACAGGAAACTTTAAACCTTCGTTAAAAATTGTACTCGAAAATGAGAGTGGATTTGTAGATAATGCAGACCATCAAAAGTGTTCCAACTTAGGTATCACTAAACAGGAATATGAAGATCACATGAATAAGGTGATCACTAAAGACAAAGTAAAAGCATTTACCGAGAACGATGTAGCGAGTGTTTACAAGATGTACTGGGAATTAATGAAGTGTAATGATCTTCCTAAGGGAATGGATTTATGCGTATTTGATTTTGCAGTATATAGAGAACCAAAAATTGCACAAAGAGAATTACAATATGTTCTTGGTGCAAAAAGAGACACATGGATTGGTCCTATTACAATAGGATTATTAGAAAATATGGTAGCAGAAAAAGGAATCAGTGCAACTATTGATACATACCAAGATCATAGAAAAGCATGGATTGATAAATTAACGTCTGCAACTGAATCCGAAAAGACTGCTTTCAAGGCACGTGTAGATATAATCACTGCCGCGGCAAAAGGAATGGTATAATGGCGAATAATTTCAAACATTGTTTGGAAATAATTTTACATCATGAAGGTGGTTATGTTAATCACCCTAAAGACCCAGGTGGAATGACAAACTTGGGTGTTACAAAAAGAGTTTATGAATCATGGGTAGGCAAGGAAGTTAATGAGAGTGATATGAGAGCATTGACTCCCGAAGATGTTGCCCCTATCTATGAGAAGAACTATTGGAAATCAATTAAAGGCGATGACCTTCCAGGAGGTTTAGACCTTTGCATTTTCGACTTTGGCGTTAATGCTGGTCCAGGTAGAGCCGCAAAGTATTTGCAGACTATGATTGGAACAGTAGCAGACGGTGGAATAGGTCCTAACACACTTAAGGCGTTAGCGAACTATGAAGAAGAAGTCGGCGGTGTTGCTGAAGTAATCAAAGAATATCAAAAACGTAGACAAGCATACTACGAAGGACTGAGTACATTTGCAACGTTTGGCAAAGGTTGGACACGTAGAACAACAGAGACCACTGAAGAAGCATTGAAACTTGTATGATAAAGACTTGCCAGAATTGTGGTAGGGCTCATGAAGGTAGACTAATCGAAGAGTTCAAGGACGGTGATAACAGACCTATAGAGATAGTGGTTTGCGAACACGCAAGATACGAGGAAGAAGATGGAAAAAGTAGTTAAAGCAATAGCAGAACATTTAGACGTTGATGTGTCTAAGGTCATACCAGGTGCATCTTTAATAGATGACTTAGGTGCTGACGAATTTGATATAGTTGAACTAACCATCGCAATACAAGAAGCAACAGGTACAACTATTTCAACTGAAGAAGAAGCCAATGTAAAAACAGTTGGCGACTTTATTAAATTAGTGGAGGCAAAGAGTGTTTAGTTCTATAAAAATTGCATTAATGTTAGTAGTGTTAGCAGGTGCTGGAGGCGGATTCATGTATGTAAAGAATCTAAAAGCAGACTTGGCAACCTCAGAAGCAAATAATCTAAAATTGGAACAAAGTATAGATAGTCAAAAAGCAGTTATTCAACAGATGAAAGCAGACTTTGAAGCAATGACTAAAATTAAAGCAGAAATAGAAAAACAAAATTTAATCCTTAAAGCCGAGTTTAAGGCTTTGGATCAAAAATTCAATAAAATAAACGGAAAAGGCGAGGTACGTGATATTGGTGATCTCGCAACGAAGAGACCATCATCGGTTGAAAAGATAATTAATAAAGGAAGTAACAATGCAATGCGATGTCAAGAAATTGCAATGGGAAGTCCATTAACGGAGAAAGAGAAAAATGCAACTAAGAAGTCTGAAATCAATTCTATCTGTCCTAGTATTGCTAACCCTAACTACGTTCCTCACTAGTTGCGGTACAGCAGTTAAGCAATTAGAAATCTTTAGCACAGAAGTTGAAAGAGAACCTCTGAATCTCCCTGAGCCACTAACTCCTAAACTAGAAGAAATTAAGTGGACAATAATTACATCTGATAATGCAGATGAAGTCTTTGCTAAACTAAAAGCAGGTAACATTGATCCTGTATTGTTTGGATTAACAGACGAAGGATATGAAGCATTAAGTAAAAACTTTGCACAGATACGTGCATATATGCTACAACAAGACGAAATAATTAAGTCGTATAAAGAATACTACGAATCAGAAAACGGTCCAAAAAACAAATCTAAAAACTAATAATGTATAAAACTGTGGTCATAGCAGTTTTATTAGTGCTTACTGGTTGTGCTGGTAAAACAGAATGTCGTCTAGATCCAGGCGTTGATCTAAAAGTATCATCCACCGAAACAATACCTAAAACCGCTGATATAGAGTTCAATCCCAAAGCAAATCTATCCTGTAATTTTTAATCTGCCCAGATAAATACACATATAACAAAGGATATTATATGTGGTTTTTCTTAATTAAATCAATAGTAGGCGCCGTGCTAGGACAGGCTACCAATGCCTGGTTCAAAAAGACAGCAATGGGTAAGTGGTTTTATGGTAAAATGGAATCATGGTACAACTGGGCGGCTGAAAGATATGATCTTAAAATATTAACTGCTGAAGAAAAAACAATGCAGAAATTTCCAGCATTAAAAAATAAGTTAGATGCTATGGAATCGAGAATTAAAAAGTTAGAAAAGAAGAAATAAAATGTTTGACCAACTGGGATTAGATCTAGCGGACTTACTAGCACCATGGATAGCAATATTAATATCGCTATCAGCAGTCTTTTGGTTTAAAGACTTTGCAGTAAATTTAATGAGTGGATTAAAATTTAAATTTAATCCTGCTTTTAATGAAGGCGACCATATCATACTAGATGGAGAAGATGCTATCATAGTAAGAATAGGACTTAGAGAAACTGTGTTTGGTGTGTATAGTGAAAAGGGTTATGTTTGGAGATTCATTTCAAACGATAGAATAAAATTACACAAACTTGAAAAAATTATTAATAAGGATTTGCATTTAGACAGTGATGCTGAAAAAGGAAGAAGACTACAGGCAATGATCGATCAGGCACAGAACGATAAAATTAATAATAATATTAAAGAAATAGAAAAAATAAAAAATGGAAAAAAGTAAAGTCATAAAAGAAGATAAGTTATTAACCAAAGAAGGGGGCAAGCCAGTGGCAGATGTCAAGAAAAAAGTACAAGTAGAGTTAGAAGTTGACACTTCTGTAAAGGACTTGGGTCCTAATCCATATGCAAAATTAATACATTTAGCAAAAGCAGTAGACAGTTGGAGAATATTTCCAAGAATATTCATTACAACTTATATCTACTTGTTATACAAAGTAGTAATTTGGTACATGGCTATACCGCAACCAACAATGGAACAATCAGGTTTGGTTTCAATAGTAGTTGGTGCAGGTGCGGCATGGTTTGGTTTATATACTGGATCAAGTAAAAAGTCAGACAAATAATTGTTGACATACGCCTAGAATAAGTATATACTATTACTATGGATTATTACGACCTTTTAGGCGTTTCACGAAACGCATCAGAAACTGATATAAAGAAAGCATATAAAAAACAAAGTATGCAACACCACCCTGATCGAACAGGAGGTGACGATACCAAATTCAAAGAAATAAATGAAGCATATCAAGTTTTAAGTAATCCAGAAAAGAAACAAATGTATGATCAGTTTGGAACGGCAGATCCACAACAGGCAGGATTCAATCCAAACATGGGAGGTCAACAATTCCATTTTAATATGGGCAATGGACAGGGTTTTGAAGATGTGTTTGCATCTTTTTTCGGAGGCAATTCTCCATTTCAAAGACAAAGACAAGTAAAGAACAGAGATATTACTATTGCTTGTGATATTGATTTGCAAGATGTTTATAAAGGTAAAGGTGTTATTGCAACTTTTAGAACAAACACAGGCAAGGAACAAACAGTTAATATAGATATTCCTGTAGGTGCAAAACCAGGAGACAATATTAGATTTGAAGGATTAGGAGATGATTCAATTACACAATTACCAAGAGGTAATTTAATTGTAAAAGTTAGATACAGAAGACATCCTGAATTTGATGTACACGGATTGAATCTTGAAACAACCAAAACTTTAAATATATTCGATTTAATGACGGGTACAGTCGTAAATCTAAGCACTCCTGAAGGAAGAGAGTTAAATATTAATGTACCGGCCGGAACACAACCTGGAACAACAATGAGTTTATCAGGTGCAGGACTTCCTGACTACCGCACTGGTGCGAAAGGTAACATCTTCTTAAGAATTAACGGAATGGTTCCGAAAAATTTGACAGAAGAACACAAAAGAATATTACAGAAGATTAAGAATGAAACTAATTTATCATCCTAATAATTGGCTAGAACAAAAGGTTAAACCTTTTGACTTTACCACACATGACCCGCACGAAGTAAGTAAAGAAATGATAAGCATTATGGAAAAAAGTAATGGTGTTGGTCTAGCGGCAAATCAAGTTGAACTAGATGCACAAATTTTTATTATTAAACCTACTGGATTAAAGGATCACGAAGATGATAAACCATTTGCTATTATCAATCCTAAGATTGCGGCCGTAACAGAAGACATGGAACTAGGCGTAGAAGGTTGTTTAAGTTTCCCAGGTTTATACTTAAAGGTAAACAGACCCAAAGGTTTGGTAGTAGAGTATCTTGACTTAGATAAAAAAGAGTGTAAAATAGAGTTGTTAGGTTGGAATGCAAGAATCTTTGGTCACGAATATGATCACTTGTATGGTATTAACTTTATAGACAGAGTAAGCAAGTTGAGATTAGATATGGCAAAGAAGAAGCAAAAGAAATTATTTAAAAAGTATAAGGTGGACATTAAATGGTAGAACCAAGTGAAGGATTGCAATTAGTTTTTGATAAAGCATTAGGTGATGCTAAGAAATTAAAACACGAATACGTTACTTTGGAGCATATGGTCTATGCAATGTTGTGTGTAGACAACTTTGAAAAGATAGTTGACGGTTATGGTGTTGATGTCAAAGCAATGAAAACTGGCCTCGAAGCATATTTAAAAGGTCCAGACTGTGAGGATTTGAAAACAACTGCTACAAAATTTAAACCTAAAAAGACTGCTACTGTTGAAAGAGTTTTGAATAGAGCATTTACGCAGGTTTTGTTTAGTGGTAGGCATTTAATAGAAATTACAGACGTATTCATTAGTGTATTGAATGAGAAAAAATCTTGGGCATACTATCATATGACCAAGTCGGGTGTGGAAAAAGAAAAGTTTGCTGAATATATTAGTAGCGAAATTGATACACAATACGAAGATGAAGAATTGAGAGGTATTGCCTTAAGAGCCTTAAGAGAATATACTTCAGATTTAAACAAAGAAGTTACATCTAACAAGATTGATCCAGTAATTGGACGTAATGAAGAATTAGAATCTATTGCATTAGCATTAGGACGTAGACAAAAGAGCAACGTGTTATTAGTAGGTGATCCAGGCGTTGGTAAAACTGCTATTGCAGAAGGTTTAGCATTTAATATTGTTAATAAAGCAGTTCCAGAATTTTTACAAGAATACAAAGTTTACAACTTAGACATAAGTGCTATGTTGGCTGGTTCTAAATACAGAGGTGACTTTGAAGAACGTTTTAAATTAGTAATGGCGGGTATTAAAAAACAAGGTAAAACTATTGTGTTTATAGATGAAGCACATATGATAAGTGGTGCAGGTGCAGGCGGACAAAATAGTTCAACAGATCTTGCTAATATGTTGAAACCAGCATTAGGTAAAGGTGACATTAAAGTTATCGCTTCTACAACTTGGGAAGAATATAGAAAGTATTTTGAAAAAGACAGGGCATTAATGCGTAGATTCCAAAGAATAAGTGTTGATGAACCTACAAATGAAGTTACACTAGATATTCTCAAAGGCATTAAGAAGTATTATGAAGATTATCATGCAGTAAACATCACTGAAGATGCATTACATAACGCAATTAAACTTTCAGTGAAGTATCAAAGTGATAAGAAACTTCCGGATAAAGCAATTGACTTAATTGATTTGGCCTGTGCTAGATTTAAATTAAAGAAAGTTGAAGGCGAAAAAATTGTAGATGCAGAAGAAATACAATTTGAACTTGCAAAAGCAGTTAAACTTCCGCCAGAACAAGTACAACAAAAAGAAACAAGTAACTTGGCTAACCTTGATAAGAATCTTAAAAAGGTTGTGTTTGGACAAGAGAAAGCAATTGATGAGATTGTAGAGAAAATACTTGTTGCTCAAGCAGGACTTAAAGTAGATAACAAGCCTATAGGTTCTTTTGTGTTTATGGGTCCAACAGGAGTAGGTAAAACTGAAACTGCTAAAAGACTTGCAGAAGAATTATCAGTTAAACTTGTTAGATTTGATATGTCTGAATATCAAGAGAAACACGCAGTAGCAAAACTGATTGGTTCTCCTCCAGGATATGTTGGATATGAAGAAAATGCAGGACTATTGATTACAAAATTACAAGAACATCCTAACTGTGTATTATTACTTGATGAAGTAGAAAAGGCACACCCAGATGTTTCAACTATCCTTTTACAAATTATGGATAATGGCAGAATTACTGGTAGCAACGGTAAAGAAGCCGACGCAAGAAATTCAGTATTAATCCTAACCACAAACTTAGGTGCAGAACAGGCTGAGAAAAATGCGATCGGCTTCAATCAAGATCTAGATGTTGGCTACGAGGACACAGAACTAAAACGTTACTTTGCCCCAGAGTTTAGAAATAGGCTTGATGGTGTAATAGCATTTGGTAAATTAGAGAAGAATATAATGATGAAAATTGTTGGTAAGTTCTTACTAGAATTGAAAAATATGCTTGTTGAGAAAAATGTTGATGTTACTATTGATGATCAAGCAATAGATTATCTAGTTGACAAAGGGTTTGATGCTAAAATGGGTGCAAGGCCACTGCAAAGAGTAATTGATAAAGAAATCAAGACAGATTTAAGTAAAATGGTATTGTTTGGTGATCTTAAAAAAGGTGGCAAATTGCATATCAACGTAACTGATGGTAAAATAGACTTACAAGTCAAAGAAACAAAACTTGTAGAAGCATAGATTAAGATAAATAATACTATGCAAAGCAATAGTGAAATAATTTTATCAGAAAATAACCACCCAGGTGATAGTACAATAGAAACTGTTACTGGTGATAAGTTCAAGGGTGACGGTTATTTTGGTAGAGCAGACGGTGTACATACGGTACAAGCAACGTACACTGACTTTACAGGGTCTATAACTATACAAGGCACACTTGCAACTAACCCTACAGATGCTGACTATTTTACAGTGCATACATTTACAGAAACAAGTGCTACAAAGAGCGTCTATGCTAACTTTACAGGCAATTATACGTACATAAGAGCCAAGTTATCATATACTGCTGGTAGTGTAATGAGTGTTTTATTAAACCATTAGGAATAATTATGAGTCATTTTATTAACATTGTATTCGATAAAAAAGAAGAGTTAGATGATATAGCAGTAGAATCAGTGCTTAATGGTGCTACTTTACCACTTGTAGAAGAAGAAACTACGTATTCAGCATATGATACTACTGGTGGAAAGACAGTGCTTACAATAGACACACATTTTGCTTTAGATGAAGACGAATCTAACAAATTAGCAGAGCATATTGCCAACAAATTCTTCGATTTAGGGTACAATAACTTCGATATAGAAATATCAGCCTAGCACACACATAGTGATAAATACTCTATATAAGGGGAATATCGCTATGAAGAAATTTAAAGAATATCTTTCAGAGTCAATATACAAAGAAGAAACATATGACGGTGATGACTTCTATGAAGCATACGGTGAATTATGGTTCAACGAAGATGATGTAGTTGACGAAGCAGAGTATCAAGGACGTAAAGTTAAACTAGGCAAGCCAATGAGAGGCGATGTTAAGAAGTTTAAGGTTTACGTAAAGGATCCAAAGACAAAAAACGTTAAAAAAGTAAACTTTGGTGATCCAAATATGAAAATTAAAAAATCAAATCCAGCAAGACGCAGATCATTTAGAGCAAGACACAACTGCGATAATCCTGGTCCTAGAACAAAAGCAAGATATTGGTCTTGTAGAAAGTGGTAAGATGAAACTTAAAGAGTTTACCGACATAGACATTGACAAAAAAGAAGACATGGGTTATGATATAATCGATGATCTTAAATGTCATATGCGTGACGATCCAATGTTCTATAGAAAGATGTACTTCCCTTGTATGGCATCATTAAAAGACAGTTATGATAAAGGTGATCATAATATGGAAGGTGTCAAAGAAATGGTAGAAAAAGCAATCCATCACTATTGTGAAAAATACGATATTATCAAATCCCCAACAGAACTATTGACAAAAGAAGATAAGGATGCTTTAATACAAGAAATATATAACGAAGAGTTAGAAGAAGTTAAAAAAGGCGAATACTAGTATGCGTTTAAGGGAAATAACATCACCGAACAAAAGTGTCAGTTTTGCATTAGGAAGATTAAATCCTGCAACAACTGGTCACGGACTTTTAGTTGAAGCAGTAAGACAAGGTCCTGGAGATGCTATTTTGTTTTTAACAGATAGACCAGCAAAACTTCCAACAGATCCTCTAAACCCAAATGAAAAATTAGATTGGGCAAGAAAAAGTTTTCCCGATATTAAGATAGAACTTGCAAAAAATATAATGTTCGCGGCAACTGAATTACATTCAAGAGGTTATAAGAGTGTAACGTTTTTTGAAGGTGAGGATAAGTTAGGATCACTATTAGAAAAATACAACGGACAAAAATCTGCACATGGATTTTTCCAATTTGATGAAATAAGTTTCGAAAGATTATCACGTAACCCTGATGCGGAAGATGCCACGGGTATGAGTGCAAGTAAAATGCGTCAAGCAGTACAAAATAAAGACTTTGATGCTTTTAGTAAAGGAGTAACTAAATCAGCACAGCCTTATGCTAAGAAAATGTTTGATAATTTATCAACAATACTTGGTAGCAAAGACGAAGACGTAACAGAATTAAATATTTTTAAAAGTAAAGAAGTTGACAATGCAGATCCTAAACTGCAAGATCCAAACAAACTTAAAGTTTTAGATTGGATTGCGGCTAGGACAGATGGCAAAGAACATTTTTTAAGTTTCTACAAACCAGGAGCGGCATACTCAGGTAATTTACTTTTTGTTGATCCTATAAATGCTAAAAAGTTTATGCGTAAAGTTGAGGATAATCCCGACTATATAGATGAAATAAAGAAAGCATTAACAAGTGTACAAACTGCATACAACTTGTTTAAAAATTTAGGATTAAAAGCAGAAATAAGAAAAGCGAGGTAAAAATGGATATCGCAGATTTAAAAAAATTAGCAGGTATCCCAGAATATAAAGGACCACGTCCGGTTACCGCTGAAGATATCAATATCAGTCATACTGCGACTGCACTCAAACAAAAAGAAAGACAACTTGGTTTAAAGCCAGGTGACAGTGAGTGGTTTAAATTATGGTTTGGTAGACCATATATGCAGGGCGTTCCAGGTTTTAGAGGAAGGAAAAAATGAAGACAATAGCAATATTATTAACAGGATTAATGTTAGCATCTTGTAGTGGACACATTGTACCACCAAGTGTTAAACTAGGCAAAAAATGTACCGTTGCAGAAGATGGACAAATAGTTTATTCTTATGTATGGTTACACAAAAAAGGTGAAGAACTTACAGCCAACGCAAAGACCTGTGAGTTAATAAAATAAAATGAAATTACGTCAACTATATGAGCATGGTGGTAGGATTGTTAAAGGTGTTAACACCACGCCTGACGTTGGCGTAAATCAAATTCCTATTGAAGCAGGAAAGTTTGGCTTCAAAGTTGATAAGGACGGTCGTCCACCAGAACTTAATAAAAAGGCAAGAAAAAATTCTAGTCCAAACACTCTATTTAATTTAGGTTTAGCAGAAAGCAAAGTAAACGAAATTAGAGTAAGAGAGTTATCTAGTGCATCTGAAATATATGTTGATATGGATGGTGTGTTAGTTGACTTCTTTGGTGCATGGACTAAACTAATGAAAGTTAAAAAGTGGTTTCAAATTAAAAATGTAGAAAAAGGTTTACAAAAGGTAAGAGATACTGAAGACTTTTGGCTTAAATTAAAACCTACTAAAAACGCAGATAAGTTATTATCAATCATTAAAGATATAAAAGGTGAATATAATATTCTATCGGCGCCTTTAGCAGATGATCCAAGAGCAGAACCAGATAAACGTGCTTGGGTAGAGAAATATTTAAAAGCATTTCCGCCTAAGAAGGTTATCATAACTGCAAACAAACAAGCATACGCAAGACAAAGAGATGGCACTCCAAATATTCTTATTGATGACTTTGGACAAAACGTGAAGAAGTGGGAAAGTGCAGGAGGTGTTGGATTCAAACATAAAGATCATAAGTTTGAGAGAACTGCAAGTAATCTTAAACAGTACTTTGAAAAACCAGCAACCGAAGGCGACTTAATACCCAATCCGAAAAATACTTTTAGTGTAGATACTGACAGTCATTATGACTTTATTAAAGTTGGAAAGAACATAGCAAACATAAAATCTATGAATCCAGATGATATAAATGCAGGTGACCCAAGTATTGCAATGAACTTTTTCGGAGGAGACAAAGAAAAAAATCATATGGTAAAGAACTTAAGACGTTTAGGTTATAATATACAAAACGTTGACGGTTATCAAGATACAAACTTTGATCCAGAACCTACTAAAGGCAATCCACCTCCACAAATACATTCAAAAGATGTGGACGGAAAACTAGGTAAGATGAAGATCGCTCTCATGGTACCAGTACAAAAGGACAGGTCCTTTAGCAAACTAGCGAAACAATATAAGGATATTAAATTAGATGAATACAATCCTATAGTTGTTGACCGCAAAGGACGTATTGTCAACGGCCATCATAGATACGATGCACTACGTCTGCTAGATCACGAGTATGCTTTGGTAAAAATGGTAGACACATACTTGGAAAACATAATGAGCGAAAATTTTGCGGACGGTAAGAAGCCTGGGCGGAAAGGCCTTAGCAAGAGAGTTGGAATACCAAAGAAAGCATCCATAAGCCAACTGAGTAAAATTGCTAAATCTAGTTCAGGAGAGAGGCGACGTATGGCCCAATGGCAGTTAAATATGCGTAGAGGTAAGGCGAAAAAAGGTAAATAGTAGTATGAGACTAAGAGAAATAACATCAGTACGTGAAAACCCATTAGCGGCGGTTAAAACCGGTGCTCAAAAGGCGGCAGGTGCAGTTAAGCAGGCCGCTGGTGCAGTTAAACAAGCAGTTGCTCCTAATACACAAAAAGTAGGACAAGGTGCTAAGATGGCCGCAAATAAAATGGGTGGAAAAGGCACTGGTGGAATGATGGCTAAAGGCTTAGATAAACTTGCCTCAGGCGGTGCATTAACAGGAAATTTATCTAAACAAATTGCTCCATTCGCCAAACAATTATCAACAATACTAGCAGATACTACACTTAGAAACAAATTTATGATGCTTGTAAAACAAGCAGAAGCAGGTGCTCAAAAACAAGCACAGGCACAACCACAAATGCAAACACAAAGCATTGAAGAAGGTAAAAAGGCTTCATGCGGTTGTGATCCAAACGGAGACTGTTGTGGAGACAAACATACGGCAGAAGAAATAGGAAAAAAATGCAAATGTTGTGGTAATGAAATCAAAGCAGTAAAGAATGAAGCGGCAACACCAGGTGCCACTAGTGCAGGTGCAATAGCAACTGTGGCGAATCCTATTACTGCTTATGCAAAAGTTAAAAAAGATGGTAAGGGTGTTCCTAAAGCAGATCAAAAGAAAACTCCTAAAGGAACGGCCGTAAATGCATTAGATATGAAGGGTGCAAGTCTATTTGGCGGAACCATTCAAAAGAGGTAAATACTGTTATGAAAGAGAAAGAACTTAAAAACGAAGGTTTAGCAGATTTGGCACACAAGGTTGAAAAAGACCATGAAGTGCAAATGGCTCGTGCAGAATTATATAAAATAGGAAAGTATGCAATTAAACTTCACGAAATGCTTAAAGGTGTTTCAGAAGAAGAAGGTTTAGAAGGTTGGGTACAATCTAAAATTACAAAAGCAGGTGACTACCTAAGCAGTGTATATCATCATATGGATTACGAACAAAAGTTCGAACAAGTTCAAACTGAAGCAAAAGCAAAACCAGACTTCTTAGACATGGACAAAGATGGCAATAAAAAAGAGCCAATGAAGAAAGCAATCAAGGACAAAGAAGCAAAAAAAGATAAAAAAGAGTCCATAGACTACAAAGACGAATTAGCAGAAGAATTAAATCGAGTCCTTTCTAAAAAAAAGACTGAGCGTTCATTAACTAAAGGCGAAGAAAAGAAAAAAGAAAAGTACGTCAAAGGTATGAAAAAAGCCAAAGGCGACTTTAAAGATCGCTATGGTGATGATGCTGACGCAGTAATGTATGCCACTGCAACAAAGATGGCAAAGAAAGAAAGCAAAGATCAAGAAACAGATGAAAGTGGTATCATGTACCGTGCAGGTGTAAAGAAGTACGGTAAAGATGGTATGAAAAAGATTCAAAGTGCCGCAGGCAAAGGCGCTAGTGCAGAAGAAATTGGAAAAATCAAAGACAAGCATAATAAAAAGAAAAAAGAATCATATAGTTCTTTAGAAGAGTCTGTTGGTAAAGCAATTACAGAAGAAGAGTTTGACCAACTAGCAGAAAAGAAAGATGCTTGTTATCATAAAGTAAAATCAAGATATAAAGTTTGGCCAAGTGCTTACGCCTCTGGTGCTTTAGTTCAGTGCAGAAAAAAGGGTGCTAAGAACTGGGGCAACAAGAGTAAGTAATGCGTTATCAAGAATTCCGAGAAGAAGAGAAAAGTGTAAGTTATGATAACTGGGATCATAAAGAAGCAGTATCATATTCACAATATTTAGAAAAGCACTTCGGTAAACCACATGAGTTTACCAATGAACAAACAGTATGGCATAATATAGACGGATTCAAAAGAGTAGTTTGTAGAGATGAATACATACTACACGGTTCACCTAAACCACACTATGACTTTGTTTATTCTTACATCGACTTAGAAATACCAGAAAACTTATCAGACGAACTTGCAAAATGCTCTGGATCAATACTTATAGATCATTTAAAAAATGAAGTAGGTGCAAGATGTGGATCACTTACTGCAAACGCAGTTACACTTAATTTTTGTTTAGATGTACAAGCAGGTAGAGTAGAGCCAGTCAAAGAAGAATACGAAAACAGAATTATTTCTATGAAAAAAATGTTTGCAAATGGCGAACGTTACAAGTTAGATTGGTGGCCAGATGAATCAGGTGATGCTGATCCTGAAAATCCTTATTACAAAGAAAATTACGAAATTACAGCCGAAGGAACACGTTGCTGGAAGGGTTACGAAAAGAAGGGCATGAAAACCATGTTCGGAAAACGTGTACCTAATTGTGTGAAACGTGAACACGTAGATTATTGTGTAAAGTGTGGTAATTTAGTATTTTCAGAAGAAGTAGAATTAAATGAAAACCTTAAAAAATGGTTTAAACAAAAGTGGGTTCGCTTTGGTCCAGATGGTAAAGTTAGAGGACAATGTGCTAGAGGTAGTAGCAAAGAAGGTAAACCAAAGTGTTTACCAGCCGCAAAAGCATACGCATTAGGTAAAAAAGGCCGTAAAAAAGCGGCAAGTCGTAAGCGTCGTGAAGATCCAAACAAAAATAGACGCGGTAAAGCAAAGAACGTCAAAACAAAATGAGGGCCAAGGAAATAATTCCAGAGAAGTGGTCAGCAAAATATAAGAAAAGTATCAACTGTTCTAATCCCAAAGGATTCTCTCAAAAGGCCCATTGTGCAGGGCGTAAAAAGAAAAAATAATAAATACTAGTACTAATTAATTTTAACCAAGGACGCATATGGCCTTTTTAGTACATAACTTACCGCCTATAGAAGTATATGTAAAAAAAGAGTATCTATACGATCTTCAGAAAGGTTACGGAGATTTAACTCCAGGCGTTTGGATATCAATTAGAAGTATAATGGGTAAAGCATTATACGTAGAAACACTCCTTACAGAATATGGTGCATTATATGATAAATTACCTTTGTCTGCATTTGTTTGGAAGGAGGACTATGATAAAGATAATCAACTTCCTTTAGATACTTTACAAATATGGGATTGCTTTGATTATGATATCACAGTAATAAAGAAACCTCTATTATGCGATTGTGAATTCTTTGGCAAAGATAAAAAAATGCACAAAGGTGAATATATGTTTAGCCTAGATACTTGTCATAGAGATCAAAATGTTTTAAATCAAAACTTTTCTGAACATGATCCTGAACATAAATCATTTAATTTTATTAAATTAGATAATGGTCAGTTTGCGGCACAACCTAATAATAGAACAATATTCACAGATCAAAGTTTAGTACACCCTGATCGTAAGACGCCAGACTTCAAAGTATGCACACAAAATTATACTGTTGAAAACACACCTAAATGGTCCGTAGGTCACACAGATGAATGGCAGTACAAGACAAAGGACGAAGAAGGTGGAGCCAGTTAACAAGAAAGATGCATACAGAATCTTTTGGATGGTTAAAGGTCATTTCAACGCAACAGAATCTTGTATCTTAGATTGTTACGAAAGTTATTTCAAACGTGTTTGGTACATGGAAGAAGCATGGTTACATCTAGAAGGATTTGAGGAAGCCTACAATAAATTAAATGAAAACAATATACGATGATACCCCTGAAGACATTTATTGGAAAAATGCTGACCCAGATGAACTTTGGGTTTACGATAAATTAATTTTATCTCGCAAGTTAGGTTACAAGTGTGGACCTGCAGGTATAGATGTACCTGAACCTGGTTGGTATATTGTAAAACCTTGTATGAACGTTATGGGTTTAGGTTTGGGTGCAAGTAAAATGCACTTACCTCAATATACACTAGACCTTCCACCTGGATATTTTTGGTGTGAATTTTTTACAGGAAAACATCTATCTGTAGATTATGCATATGGTAAACAAGTATTATGTGTAGAAGGTTTTAAAAAAGAAGATACATTTACTAAATGGGATAAGTGGGTAAGAACAGAAGATGAAATACCGTTTCCAAAAGTCTTAGAACAATTCAAAACAAAGCCAATCATCAATTGTGAATTTATAGGAGGTAATTTGATAGAAGCACACTTTAGATCAAACCCTGATTTTCCAAATAATAGAAAGGAATATATTCCTGTGTGGGAAGGACAAGAAATAAAGCCACCAAAAGATTATGAATATGTGGTTGATCCAGATGTCCACGGTAGAATTGGTGCATACGTTAAATAAATTAAACTTGACATTATTAGTACACGAGTATATAATTACACAATAAACTAGGAGAATACAATGTCTGATAGAACTTATGGACCGGACGAAAAAGCAAAACTGGAACGTTTGGTTAACGAAGGCGCAACAGTTATGCAAGAAATTGAAGATTTACAAACAGGCTTAAGAGATACAGTAAAGGCAGTAGCAGAAGAATTAGAAATCAAACCTACACTTATCAATAAGGCAATTAAGATTGCACATAAAGGTGACTGGCAGGCTCATGCTGATGCTTTTGATGATCTCGAAACATTGGTGGTGACCGTTGGAAAAGACAAATAAAGATATAACTTTTTACCTTAAATGGTTAGCAACGTTAGTGTTGATAATCGGTACTGCGATAAACACGCAGAAAGAACTTTATCCTATAGGTCCGTTAGTACTGGCTTGTGGTGGACTTATATGGTTAGCGGTATCAATTATGTGGAAAGAATGGAGTCTAATTATTACAAACTCAATTCTAGCATTAGTTGGTATAGGCGGAATCATTATTTCATGGTAAGTGAAGCAGAAAAGAAAAGAATAGATACTTGGTTAGACAAACATTTAAAAGAACTATCCAAACCAGAAGATGGATCAGTGGCGAGATGTCCTTGGGCATACAGTTCAAAGGTTCCAATTATTCATACAGATCAATATATGGATATCATGAAGCACATGATAAACTTTCCATATGATGACGGTGTTCATGGGTTACTAATAGTATTACATGGAGTAACAGATAGAAATGAAGGACAGGATTTAATTGGATTATGCAAAACACCTTATTTTACAGAAAGAGATTTATTGTTTATAGAGTATAATTATGATCATTATAAAAATGAATTAAATGATCCAACTATAAGATTGTTTATAATACAAAGGCTAACAGAAACAGAAAAGGCAAGTGAAAAACTATATAAAACGGATTATTACAAAACCTATCCTCACAATATGGTTTTTAGAAAGATAAGAGAAGCAATGGGAAAGAAGCACTTTTTTGATACACCGAAAGGATCCAAATATTGATTTACATGGTTGACATTGATGGAACTATATGTTATACTAATGGTAACAATTATGAAAGTAGTGAACCACGGTATGATCGTATTGAAAGGCTTAATAAATTATATGATGAAGGCAATGAAATACACTATTGGACGGCACGAGGTGCCAAGTCTGGTAAAGATTGGACAGAGTTTACTAAAAGGCAACTAGGCGAATGGGGTGTCAAGTCAACAAGCATAAGACTAGGCAAACCACATTATGATAAGTGGATCGATGATAAAGCCATCGATGCAGAAGAATATTTTAAGTAAGGTACAAACGGCCACAAACGTTTTATTTGGTATTTGTCAGCCACAAATGACATATAGGAGAGACAATGAGTTACGTAGACGCATTTTTTAATCGTGAAGCAGATCAGATACAGGTAGTAGAGCGTCGTGAAGATGGAAAAAGACACTACACAGAATATCCAGTAAGATATACTTTTTATTATGGTGACCAAAGAGGCAAATACAAAAGCATCTATGGAGATCCTCTAAATAAAATTACCTGTAAAAATACAAAAGATTTTAGAAAAGAATTAGCAATAAACAAAAACAAGGATCTGTTTGAAAGCGATATCAATCCTATATTCCAATGTTTGAGCACAAACTATCTAAATCATGATGCTCCAAAACTAAACATAGCATTCTTTGATATTGAAACAGACTTTGATCCAGATAGAGGATTTGCGGATCCGGCAGATCCATTTATGCCAATTACTGCAATCACTGTACACTTACAGTGGCTTGATAGTTTAGTAACACTTGCAGTTCCTCCTAAGACACTGACATTAGAAGAAGCACAAGATCAAGTAAAAGATTTTCCTAACACACATCTGTTTACTGATGAAGCAGATATGTTAAAAACATTCTTAGATTTAATTGAAGATGCAGATATTATATCTGGTTGGAACAGTGAAGGTTATGATATTCCTTATTGTGTAAATCGTGTTGCAAGAGTATTGAGTAAAAATGATACAAGACGTTTTTGTTTATGGGATCAACTTCCTAAGAAAAGAGAATATGAAAAGTTTGGAAGAACACTTGTTACCTATGACCTAATAGGTAGAGTGCATTTAGATAGTTTGGAATTATATCGTAAATACACATATGAAGAAAGACACACATATCGACTTGACGCCATTGGAGAAATGGAAGTTGGTGAAAAGAAAACTGTGTATGAAGGTACACTCGATCAACTTTATAACAATGACTTCAGAACGTTCATTGAGTACAACAGACAAGACGTTGCACTACTGGACAAGTTGGACCAAAAATTAAAGTTCATTGATCTTTCAAATGAACTAGCACACGCGAACACTGTTTTGCTACAGACCACAATGGGTGCGGTTGCAGTTACAGAACAAGCCATTGTGAATGAAGCACATAGACGTGGCTTACAAGTTCCTAACAGACCAAGACGTGATGATGAAAATACTGCGGCGGCTGGTGCCTATGTTGCATTTCCTAAGATTGGAGTACATAAGTGGATAGGATCAATGGACTTAAACAGTCTGTATCCTAGTGTTATTAGAGCATTAAACATGGCTCCAGAAACTATTATAGGACAACTTCGTCCGGAACATACAGACAACTTTATACAAGAACAAATGGGTTTGAAAAAGAAATCATTTGCTGGTGCATGGGAAGGAAAATTTGGCACACTAGAATATGAAGCAGTAATGGAACAACGTAGAGATGTCAGCATTACAGTTGATTTTGAGAATGGTGAGTCAGAAGTAATGAGTGGTGCACAAATTTACAAAGTTATACATGATAGTAACAATCCTTGGATGTTAAGTGCTAATGGTACTATCTTTACATATGAACATGAAGGTGTTATTCCTGGATTACTTAAACGTTGGTACAGTGAACGTAAAGAAATGCAAGGTATGAAAAAGAAAGCCATTGATGCAGAAAACAAAGCAGAAATAGAATTTTGGGATAAGAGACAACTTGTTAAGAAGATTAACCTAAATAGTTTATATGGTGCTATACTTAATCCAGGTTGTAGATTCTTTGATAAACGTATTGGACAAAGTACAACACTTACAGGTAGAGCCATTGCAAAACACATGGCGGCAGAAGTGAACAAAGTAATAACAGGAAATTATGATCACGTAGGTAAAAGTATTATATATGGTGATACAGACTCCGTGTACTTTAGTGCATTTCCAATACTTAAAAAAGAAATTGAAGCAGGACAAATTCCATGGACTAAAGAAAGTGTTATACAACTTTATGATAGAGTATGTGAAGAAGCAAACACAACATTTGAAAAGTTTATGCATAATGCATTTCATTGTCCTAAGAGTAGAGCAGAAGTAATTGCGGCAGGTAGAGAAATTGTAGCAGAAAGCGGATTGTATATTACAAAGAAAAGATATGCGGCACTAGTGTATGATGAAGAAGGAAATAGAAAAGATATTGAAGGCAAGCCGGGCAAAGTAAAAGCAATGGGTCTTGATCTAAAACGTTCTGATACTCCAGTGTTTATGCAAGACTTTTTAAGTGAACTATTGCTTATGGTATTACAAGAAAAAGGAGAAAAAGAAATATTAGATTCTATTGCAGAATTTAGAACAGAATTTAAGAAACGTCCAGGATATGAAAAAGGATCTCCTAAACGTGCAAACAAGATTGGACATTATCAAAAGTTAGAAGAACGTCAAGGTAAGGCAAATATGCCAGGACACGTAAGAGCAAGTATTAATTGGAACACACTTAAAAAGATGAATGGTGATAGATACTCGCAGGAAATTGTTGATGGTATGAAGGTTGTTGTATGTAAACTTAAAAAGAATCCATTAGGATATACAAGTGTTGCATACCCAACTGATGAATTGCATTTGCCAGAATGGTTTAAAGAACTTCCTTTTGATGGTGATGCAATGGAAGAAACAATTATTGATAACAAACTTGGAAATTTAATTGGTGTTTTAAGTTATGACTTAGAAAGCACTAAACAAAAAAATACATTTAACAGTTTATTTGACTTTGGAGAGTAATATGAAACTAAAAAGAGAAAGAAACAAATTTGAAAGAAAGTTAGATGAATACAATCACACTATGGAGTTTATTAGAACAATAGTGCCGATTGCTGTCTTAGTTCTACAAATTGTAATTTTAATGAAGTTGGTATAGTATGGCAACACATGGAATGATAGATTTAGAAACATTAGGTGTAACTAATGACTGTGCTATCCTTACAGTAGGAGCAATTAAATTTGATCCATACAGTGATACTGAACCACACTCAGGTTTATATCTTAGAGTCAATGTAGATGAACAAACTGAACTTGGTAGAACAGTCGATGATAACACATTAGAATGGTGGGGTAAGCAAGACCCTAAGATCAGAGATGAAGCACTAGGTGACGAGAATAGAGTAAGTGTTAATGAACTATTAAAGCAACTTAATAAATTTACAGTAGGTTGTAGTGAACTATGGTGCCAAGGTCCATTGTTTGATTATGCAATACTAGAACATTTATATAAACAAATGGGTCAACCTTTTCCTTGGAACTATTGGCAAATACGTGATAGTAGAACAGTTTTTAGCATGATGCCAACTGATCCACGTAAAGCAATTCAAGAAGAATTACATAATGCTTTGGCAGACTGTTATTATCAAGCAAAGTGTATTCAATCAACTTACAAACACTTTGGAGTAAAAAAATGAGCGATAGAACAAAAGAAGAAATAGTAGATAATATAAATCATATCGTTGAAACACATATTCAACCAGGAGTAGAAATGCATGGTGGTGTTGTCAAACTACAAGAATTTGATATGGAAACTGGTGATGCTTTAATGCTTATGTCAGGTTCGTGTTCAGGTTGTGCGGCTAGTTCGCAAACATTAAAACTTGGTGTAGAGAATATGCTTAAACACTACGTTCCAGAAGTTAAGAGAGTAACTGGAATGGACGATCCAAACTTTAATGATCCTTACTACAAACCAGATCCAGAAATGTACCACCCTTGGAATAGCACTGGTAAGTCATACGATGATATGTTAGACGAACTAGAACAAAACGAGAAAAAAGATGAGACACCAGGCAAAGAGTAGTATTTTAGTAAAAGGCAAAGATAGTATTGCATTTAGTATTCGCAGGCGTAAAAAGGTTGCTCATATAGTCTATCACTATGCATGGGGAAATACAAAAGAAGATGTCATTTGCAGTCTATCAGATGCTGATGATAGATATGATAGTGCTATTAAGGCAGGATACGAAGAGGCTTTTTAATGAGAGAAGATTTAATGGTACAACAACAAGTTGAAAATGTATGGCAACACTTTGTAGGTGTCATATGTTTGAATCAAACAGGAAGAATACAAGTAAAAAGAGTACTGCCTGAATTTTTTGACAAATGGCCTACGGCAGAAGCATTTTTAAAAAGCAAAAAGAAAGACGTTGTAAAAGTAATAAAAAGTTTAGGGTTTTATAATAGACGTGAAAATGCTATTAGAAAGATGACTAAAGATTACTTGCAGTGGGACGGAGAAGATGCAACTAAACTATTTGGCATAGGAAAATATGGATCAGATAGTTATGAATTATTTTATAAAAAACGTATTCCCGAAAACGTTGGGGATCATGAACTTAAAAGATACATCAGGGAAGAATTTGTATAATGGCTATAGGTGTTACTAAAACTTTAAACAACTGGACAGGCAAAGTCGGAAGATGCGAAAAGGATCATGTAGTTGAAATACTGTCAGGTGGTTATGGTTTTTGTGCCGAGTGTGCCGCAGAAATAGATGCCTACCATACATTATACGTTGCTCCGGAAGGGTTTCAAACTCCTGGTGCTGGAGATTACGAAGTATGAAAATATTGTTAACAGGTCATAAAGGTTTTTTAGGTACGAAGTTAACACAATACCTAAATACTCATGGCCATGTAGTTATTGGTTTAGATAAAAAAGAAAAAAACAACTTGTTAACTTGCAAACTAGATTGGGATGTCGATCTAGTAATTCATTTAGCAGGTGAAAGCGGAGTACGTAGAAGTTTAACACAACCTAAAATTTATTGGGAAAATAATGTGTTAGCAAGTAAAAGGCTGTTTGATACACACAAAGATAAAAAGATTATATATGCATCTTCAAGTACTGCAAAAGAACCAGAAAGAAATCCGTATGCACTTTCTAAACACATAGTAGAAGAAATGGCTCCAAAAAATAGTATTGGTTTAAGATTTACAACTATTGTCGGAGGTGTAGGCAGAGAAGATATGTTCATTCCAAAATTAATTAGGAACGAAGTAAAATATGCAAACAACCATTATAGAGATTTTGTTCATGTAAATGATGTCATGGACGCAATTAGAATTCTTATTGATACTGACGTAGATGTACGTGGAGTTATTGATTTAGGAACAGGCAAGTCAAAATCAATCCGAGAACTTGCCAAAAAGTTTTGTACCGATTATATTGAAACAGTCGGGGACAAACACGAGAGGATTGATAATAAAAGCAATCCAAAAGAACTTTGGGCGTTGGGTTGGCGTTCAAAAATTGATATCATAGATTACATCAGCCAAGAAAAGAACTTGACAAATGATGAAAATCTAAATATAATGTAATATAGGAGTAAAGGCAAATGAAAGATATCTTACAAGACGTTGTTGCACATACACACAGTTTAGGCTTTTTGAATTTAGTAAAAGTTTCTAGTGATGACGCAACTACAAATATTGAGAGTATGGCGGAAGACCGTTCGGTGATTATGTCCGCTACAACAAAAAATAAAGTTGGAGAGTTTACAGGCGTATTTGGTATGCCTAACTTGGATAAACTTGCACTTCACTTAAAGTGTCCTGAATATCAAAAGGATAGCAAGATTGAAGTTAAAAGTGCAGAACGTAATGGTGAAACTGTTCCTACACATATTCACTTTGAAAATGCCGCAGGTGACTTCCAAAATGATTATCGTTTTATGAATAAACAAATCATTGAAGAAAAACTTAAAACTGTAAAATTTAAAGGTGCTAGTTGGGACGTAGAGTTTAGTCCGTCAATGGCTAGTATTCAAAGAATGAAGTTTCAAAGTTTAGCACACTCAGAAGAAACAGTATTTTCTGTTAAGTCAGAAGGTACAAACTTAATGTTTAACTTTGGTGATGCTAGTACACACGCAGGTCAATTTGTGTTTGAAACAAATGCTAATGGAGAACTTAAACATTCTTGGAGTTGGCCAGTAGCACAGGTTCAAGCAATATTAGGACTTGATGGCAAATTATCAATGAAAATATCTGATCAGGGTGCTATGATGATAACTGTTGATTCTGGAATGACAGAATACAACTACATACTTCCTGCTCAATCTAAATAGGAGTTTTATGACAGAGACTGATGAAAATATTAGATCACAGGACGATAGTTATGAAAACGAAGGCGGTACTGTAACAATACCGTTAAAAGAGTATGACAAGTTAAGAGAGAAACAAAAGTATATTACAGATAAAGATATGATCTCAGTAATAGATAAAATCGAAGAACTTGTTCGTGCTTTAAGAAAACATATAATAAGGACGGACTTAGATTGAATACAAACCTAACACAAGAACAAAAGGACTACGCAATATTCCTGCCTGCGATTAGCGGCTTCTTTGCTACGTTTATTGGTAAACAAAGACGTGAGGAATATGTAGATAAAACTAGGATACCTAGCAACTTTCCAAATGACGTAGAAAGTATGAATTGGTTAAATCCTAGTAAAAGCATCTTTGAATATAATTGGAGCCTTTACTCGGCCGGTCATGCAGAACTGGACGTAAACAAAGATGCACCTAAAGAACTTATGATCAGAGATAGAGATCGTAACACTTCTTGGTTGTTAGGTGATTCAGGTGGTTTCCAGATTGGTAAGGGTGTATGGGAAGGTGATTGGAAAGATCCTAACTGCCCTAAAGCAAAAAAGAAACGTGAACAAGTCCTTACTTGGATGGACGCATATATGGATTATGGTATGATACTTGATATTCCTGCTTGGGTATCAAGATCACCTGCTGGACAAAAAGCAACAGGCATAACAAATTATCAAGATGCCGTAAATGCCACTCGCATAAACAATGATTACTTTATGCAAAACAGGACAGGTGCTTGTAAGTTCTTAAATGTATTGCAAGGCGAAAACCATGCAGATGCTGAAGATTGGTATCAACAGATGAAAGATTACTGTGATCCTAAGAAATATCCAGGCACACACTTTAATGGTTGGTCAATGGGTGGTCAGAATATGTGTGATGTACATCTAGTATTAAAAAGATTGGTTGCATTACGTTTTGATGGATTGTTGGAAAAAGGTGTGCATGACTTTATGCACTTCTTAGGAACAAGTAAATTAGAATGGGCAACACTACTTACTGACATACAAAGAGCAGTTCGAAAGTATCATAATGAAAACTTTACAATTACATTTGATTGTGCAAGTCCATTCTTGGCAACTGCAAACGGACAAATATATTGCGAACTAGAAACAAGTGATAGAACTAAATGGGTTTATCGAATGGTGCCAAGTATTGATGATAAGGCACTTGCAACAGATACTACGCCTTTTAGTCAAGCATTTGTACGTGAAGGTAAACACAGAAGTTTCTTAGATAGTCCAATAACAAAAGGACTAACTGCAAAAGATATTTGTATTTACAATCCAGGTGATTTGAATAAAGTAGGTAAAGAAGGAAAAACTAGTTGGGATAGTTTCTCCTATGCTATACAAATGGGACATAATGTTTGGAGTCATATCAATGCAGTGCAAGAAGCAAACAGACAATACGACAAAGGAATCCTTCCAGCAATGCTTGTTGAAGAGTCCTTTGACAGGGTATTATTTCGAGATGTTGTGGAGGCAATATTCGCAACTGACAACAAAGATGAAGCAAACGCAGTAATAGAAGAGTTTTCTAAGTTCTGGATGAGTATCATAGGAACTAGAGGAGCAACAGGGAAAAAGACTGTGAACGCAAGTACACAGTTTGCTAACCTTTTTGAGGAGGTATAAAATATATGGCAACAGGAAGAATGAGTAAGGCGGAAAAAAAATTACGTAACTTACATAGATTTTTAGATGATAAAACAACTGAAGTACAACGTGAAAGAGAAGGTGATAGATCTTGGAGTACAAAAGAACATCTTGTAAATCTAAAAAAGAAAAAACTCAAAATTAAAGATCAATTAGCGGGACAAGGATAATATGGAAAGAAAGTATTCAAGTGGAACAAAGGATGATGTTACATACTTCACAGGTTTTGAAGTAGAAAAGACTCCTGCGTTTGATATGGACACATTATTTGTCGTTGGTTGTAGGCCTTTAGAAGAAGTGCTAGAACAAGCAAAGAAGCATTATGTTGACCATATCTACTTGGGTGCTAATCAAAGTTTCGTGCCAAAAGAAGACTGGGAGGATTTAGTAAATGGTTTATTAAATAAAAAATATATGGTTACTTTAGACTATGATGTAAAATATCATGAATGGGTAATTGAACAAGGCTTTAATCAAAATCAAAATTTTATAAGCCAAATAAGTGTAAAACTTCCACATATTAAAGAATTAAATTACAATGCTTGTATTAAAATAGATGATGCCGACTTTGATCATTCTAACTCAGGTGTTTGGATCCATCAAGTGCATGACTTAATGGATAGGGATAAGTTTACAGATTGGACAAAATATAACAACGATAATCCTGCAGATGAGGTTGACAAATAGGGAAAAAGGTAGTATGCTAATGAGTATAACAGATACATTATTAAAAGAACAAATGGAAGAAGATAGGAAAGTAAAAACTATGAATACTGCAAAGAGAATGATATGGGTTACTTTTAGAAAAGAAGGTATCCATAAGTATCCAGCGGCACTAGATGATCCTAAATTAAAAACAGGCGATTGGGACGATGTCAGTTTTTTAGGTTATCCACATAGACATATTTTTCATTTTAAAGTAGCAATCTCTGTTACACATAATGACAGAGACATTGAGTTTATACAATTTAAACGTTGGTTAGAGAGGTTATATGATGACAAAACGTTAGAACTTGATTATAAGTCATGCGAAATGATGAGTGATGATCTTTATGAAAAGATCGATGAGAAATATCCTGGACGTGAAGTGCATATAGATATTTCTGAAGATGGAGAAAATGGTGCTCATATCGAGTATAACAAGTAGAAGAGGAGAAACTGTCGTGGGTAAGTATTTCGACAATAACCCCGAAGTGGTCCAAATCTTTACTGACCTTGAGAAGTTTGCAGACTTTTGTAGATTTGAAGGTTACAAGTTTGATGAAGCAGACTTGTATAAGAAATCTAGCAAAAGTTATCAAGCATATTTACGTGGGCCAGTAAGACGTAAACCAAAACGTAAGTTTAATAAAAGAAGGTATAACTAATGGCAATTTACATCGTTGATATAGAAGCAGTAGACACTAGGTACACAAAGCAATGGAAGGAGTATCTTCCAAAGCAACTACGTCATGCGTCTAATCAAGATGTACAAATCATTAGTGGAGGAGATACGCCTCAGGCAACAACACCTGGGGCGTTTCTTAACTTTGGAGGAACTAACGTTTACAAGAGTAAGCAGTTAGAAATAATTGGAGAGAAGTTTTGCAATGGAGAAATTAAAGATGGCGATTACTTTCTTTATACTGATGCTTGGAATCCTACTGTTATCCAACTTAAATATATGGCTGAACTGCTCGGAGTTAAAATTAAAGTGGGTGGCTTGTGGCACGCCGGCAGTTATGATCCTGCGGACTTTTTAGGTAGACTGATTGGTGATAAGCCTTGGGTAAGAAATGCAGAACGTTCTATGTTTGAATGTTATGACCATAACTTTTTTGCAAGTGACTTTCATATAAACATATTTGTAGATGCATTTAAAGAAGCAGGTAATTATGTAGGACTATCAACAGATAAAACAAAAGTACAACGTGTTGGTTGGCCTATGGAATACTTAGATAAAAGTTTTGAAATGTATAGGGGTATGCAAAAGAAAAACCTTATATTATTTCCTCATAGAATTGCTCCAGAAAAACAACCTGAAATATTTTATGATTTAAAAGATAGTTTACCACAATATGAATTTATTGTTTGTCAAGAAAAGCAATTAAGTAAGAATGAATACCATAACTTGCTAGGTGAAGCAAAACTTATGTTCAGTGCAAACTTACAGGAAACATTAGGTATAAGTTGGTATGAAGGTGCCATTGTTGAATGTTTGCCTATGGTTCCAGATAGATTAAGTTACAAAGAAATGGCAATTGATGAATTTAAGTATCCAAGTGAATGGACAAAAGACTTTGAAACATATAAACTTAACAAAAAATTTGTTATCGAAAGAATAGTTAATTACATGGAAAACTACAAAGACTTTGTTTCTCATGTACAAAAACAAAGATTATTATTAAAAGAAAGGTACTTCAGTGGTAAAGAACTCTACAATAGCATCAGCAGACAATAGTTACACTATTACATATTCAGGAACATCAGACCTAGGTGACATTAGTCATTGTATAGACACTGGCACAGAATATACTTACAATTTTGATACAGATAGCATGACAAATGACGACGGCACTCTACATAGTTTAGATTTAAACTTTGGCCATTATGATGATAGAAATTGGCCTACCGAGCATACTATTGAGGATATGTGTAAAAAGTATCCTGCCTTAAAGATACAGTATGATAAATTTGTGGAGATATATAATTTAGTAAAAGACGATTACAGAAGTGGACAAAAGAAGAATGTTTGACTTTTTTAAAAACAGAAAAAGGATTATTTACGATAGGAATAATAAGGTACCTTATTTGGTTAGATGGTACGTATTCCTTAAAGATAGAAAGAACTTTCCGTTTAACATAACGTTACATAAGATTCTTGTAAGCGACCTTGACGACTTACATGATCATCCTTGGAATTATGCGACTTTAATTCTCAAGGGAGGGTATTATGAACATACCCCTGAAGGCAAGTTCTGGAGAGGACCAGGTCATTTCCGCTATCGTAAGTCAACAGACCTGCATAGGCTAGAACTTGCCAAGGATGAAAACGGCAACGAACTGCCATGCTGGAGTTTATTTTACATGGGGACAAAACAACAAGAGTGGGGATTTATCAAAGATGGCAAGTGGATACACAACGAAATTTATCTTGCTGAAAGAGATAAAGCAGTAGTATGAACATTGTAAGAACTAGTTATTTTAATGATCTTATTGTTACATATGATAACATATACAAACCTAATCTAATTGCAATGTTAGAAAAGGATATACAAAATGTTCCTTTTAAATGGGGGACAAAAGATAATCCAGAAAATCCTCCTACAGGTTTACAATGTTTTAGTTTTGAAGATACAAATGTATGGCAACTACTTTGGTTAGAAACAAATAAACTAGATGAATTACAAGGGTACAGATATAAAAGAAGCAATCTAAATTTCTTTTCTACAAATGAAGATGCTTATTATCACGATGATGATTGTGATAGAACACTATTGTATTATTGCAATAGTCAATGGGGACCAAACGAAAAGGGTGAAACAAAGTTTTTTATTACTAAAGAAGATTTACAAGGATACAAATTAAAAGACATCGAAGGTGATCCAGATCATTTAGTTGTTAGTATCGCTCCTATTCCAGGTAGATTTTGTGTGTTTAATTCTAAAGTACAACACACTGCAACTGGCTTTAGAAGTACACCAAGGTTTGTGCCATCTTTAAAATTTGTAAATGCAGATCAAGAAGGTACAAGTATTATAGTAGATAAAAATAACAACGAACCTATTACAGTGGAGAAAAACTTTGATTAAGAAAAAATATTACAGTTGGTCCGACATTGAAAAGATGTGTCATCAAATTACAGTTCAATTATACAATAGTAGTTGGAAGCCTGATTTAATTGTAGGCATAACAAGAGGTGGTAATGTACCTGCAACTATTCTATCTAATATGTTAGATATTCCTGCAGATGCAATTAAGATTAGTTTAAGAGATGATGATAAAGTAATTAAATCAGATGAGTCTTTGGCAAAGATTGCATTTGGTCATGATGAAAGATTATTGCCTACAACTGCACGAGGCAAAAAGATATTAATAGTAGATGATATAAACGACTCTGGTGCTACATTTAAAGCATTAAAAGAAAATTGGCAAAAGAGTTGTGAACCAGAAGATCCGTGGTGGGATCAAGTATGGGGTAAGTCAGTAAGGTTTTGTACACTTACTGAAAACTTGTCAAGTGAATTTGACCAGGTAGACTATTATTCAGACACAGTAAACAAAGCAGAAGAAGATGTTTGGTTAGTTTATCCTTGGGAAAATGTAAGTGAATATTAACAATAACGGAGTACACTTATGGATTTCAAAGATATCCCCTGGAAAGATGTCTTAATAGACACTAGGGACTTTACAGTATTTAAAGACAAATATCCAGTAACGGAAGGACACATTCTTTTTGTTCCTAAAACACAAACCTGGGAAGACCTTGCAAAATGTTACAAGGCGGCATACGCCTGGGGATATGATTGGGTAGATAAAGAATATTGCACAGGATATAACATTGGACAGAACGTTGGATCTAGTGCAGGTCAAACAATTATGTGGCCACACGTTCATTTAATTCCTAGACGTGAAGGTGACATGGACGATCCTAAAGGTGGTGTTAGACACGTTATTCCAGAAAAAGGAAATTACACAAAGGACACTTATTTTATGCCAACTACTACAAAAAGTGATCTTTTACAAATGGAGTTATTTGATCAATGAGAAATTTGTGGAATGCATGGGGGCCTTTGTTAGTAGCATTAGTAATTGCTATAGGTACGGTGTATTTTACAATAGAAACAGAATGGGTAAAAGTGTTAGAACATAACTTAAAATGTAGTGGTGCAATCGGTGGTGGTTGCGAATGAGAACTGCTATAATAGGTTGTAGTCATAGTGCAGGTTATAGTTATGCACAAAAAGATGATACACGTGATCGTTGGAATGATAACAACTGGGCAAAATTTTACATAAACAATCAAAACAAAGACGGAGCCATATTTGCTTGTCCTGGTAGAGGTTGGTATGATTATAGTGAAAGACTAGCATTTCTTTTTAAGAATTATACCGATATAGATGAAGTAATCATACAACAAACCTACTGGAATCGTTTTAGAATAGGTTTTCACAATCCCTGTCATTATGAAAATTTAGTTCCGTTAGAAAGACACATGATGCTAGAAGAACGCCATGACAAAATAGATTGCTGGAATATTCAAATGTGGTTAGATGATGAACAAAGTTTTGATGGTGGAAGAATCACAGTAAAAGGAGATTATGCAATAGATCCATCTATTGCACTTAGATTTGAACCTTTTGATTTGGAACAACCAAACTTACAAACAGAAGGTTATCAAAGAATAAAGGCTTGGCACGAAATCATGGGCATTGTTAATCAAAGAGCATTTTTCAAAGAAGTGTATATATGGAATAAATTGTGTAAAGAAAATGGTGCATCTTTGAAAATATTTGCCGTTAACGATCAAACATGGTTGCCAAAAGACTTAAATATAGTTGGAGATTGTTCATATGCAACAGTGGCCCATCAAACTGTGGACCAATTTCTAAAGACAAAGGACAGAGATCAATGTTTCATTGATGATGAACATTATGACGTTGATACTCATAAATTGATTGCGGAAGAATATATTCCGCTAATTGATAAAGAAAGGACATAAAGATGGCATACCCAAGAGAAGAAATCATCAACTCATTGATTGCCCATGCAGAAGGTCAAATTGCAAAACACAAAGCAAACGTAGAAATATTTTTGAACAATGCAGTTGGAGTCGGTGAACACAATGATGTACTTGAAACAATTGAAAAAGAAATCAATTCAATTGGCAAATATCAAGAACAGATTGATGTGCTCAAAAAGTATTTTTAATGGTTAAAATACTTGACAAAAACCTAAATAGACTGTATAGTAAAATATAAAAGTAAAGTCGAGACATCCTCGTCTATAACTCGGAGAAGTAAATTGAGCAGAACAAAAGAGATTATACAAAAGTTAAAAGACAGAAAGATTCGATATTGGGCAAATGACAATATCAGTGAAGTACTTGAAGAAGGCGATAAACAAGCACTAATAGAAGAAGCCATTCCGGCTTTTGAAAATGTCTTACAAAAATTATTAATAGATACAGAAACAGATCCGAACAGTATGGATACTGCTAGGCGTATGGCAAAAATGTATATCAACGAGATTATGTCTGGTAGATATGATAAGATGCCTAACCCTAGTGCCTTTCCTAATTACATTGAAGGTGGTTATGAAGGTATGTTGGTTGTGAGAAGTGAACTTACAAGTTTATGTTCGCATCATCATCAAACTGTAAAAGGTGTAGCATACATAGGAATCATTGCAGGTCCTAAACTATTAGGACTGAGCAAATATACAAGAATTGCACAATGGTGTGCAAGACGTGGAACACTACAAGAAGAACTTAATGTTATGATTGCAGATGCAATACAAAGAGAAACAGGTAGTGAACACGTTGGTGTGTATGTACAAGCCACACATGGTTGTTGTGAGAACAGAGGTATTAAGGCACATAGTTCTTTGACACAGACTACTGTTTTACGTGGAGCATTTAAAAATGATCCAGCAACTAAAAAAGAATTTATAGATAACGTAAAACTGCAACAACAGTTTGCTTGTTAGGAGAAAGGCATGGCATTAGTTATGAGACAATTTATCTTTGATAGTTGGAATGCAATTATGGATCATAGGGTTAATCCATTAAGACACATTCCGGATTTACAGGTACGCCACATGGTGATGCAGGTTTTAGCATTTATGTGGTCATCAATTTTTGCAATACTAATTGCAGATTCAGTATTTGCTTTTGGAGTAAGTGCTATTGCTCACGTTGTTTTTGTAGCAGGTATTGTAGTTACTATTGCAACATTTAAAGTAGCAGAAAGAAGTCCTACTAGTTTTAACTTTTTAAGTGGGTATCATAGTTTAGGTAGAAATAGAAACTATACTATGTATCGTGATAAGCATGGCAAATTAATTAAAGTATATTTGCCTGAAGGCGACCCAGGAGGGGAGCATGAGTAATCAGCCACAACTATTTGAAACTGAGGATCAATATGGTAACGATATTATACAAGGACCTAAACTTGTAAAGCAAGATTTAGACTTTAAAACTAAAATGATTGATCCTAAAAATCCAAACACTGTAGGAAAGAGTGCTTGGAATTTAGGCAATCACACTTTGTTGATAATGTTTATTATTACACTATCTTGGGTGGTATGGGTAAGTTATGCCTAAAGAAAATAAAAGTTTAAAATGGATGATACTAGATAATTTACCAAGTATTTTTGTGATACTTGTATTTACTTTTGGTATGGTTATGGCATGGAACAATTCTAAACCTGTTAATGCTAATCCTATTAAAAATGAAAATACTCTAGGTGCTATGGATAAATTTTTTGAGTGTCTAGGTGATAGTAACAAGTGTAAAGATTTAAATGAATAAAACAGATAGAATGGTTCAAACATTAGCAGAGAACTATAAAGATAAAAAAATGACACGTAAGGTCGATACATGGGAATATGAAAGCCTCGCAGAATGTATAAGAAGCGACCAAGTACCAGCGAGGGACATTGCCGAATTTTTTACGGACAAAGCCTTTTATAAATGGTACAGTAAGAAATATTTTACAAAAGGAGAAAAAGTATGATTGAAGGATTTAAAATCCCTTTAACTAAATTTAAAGTCAGAGAAGGCGATGTAGTACTAGAACAAGGTTGCAGTTTTGATGAAGGTGTGTGGACTGAAAAGACTACAGATGACTACTTTAAAAATAAAAGAGTAGTCCTTTTTAGTTTGCCAGGAGCATTTACACCAACGTGTACAAGCAATCAACTTCCTGGTTTTGAAAATAATTATGAGTCCATTAAGAAGATGGACGTAGACGAAGTGTATTGTTGTTCAGTTAATGATACATTTGTAATGAATGCTTGGGCAGAAGTGTTAGGCATTAAAAACGTAAAAGTTATTCCAGATGGTTCAGGAAACTTTACAAGATATATGGGTATGCTGATTGGAAAAAACCATAGAGGTTTTGGTATGAGAAGTTGGCGATATATGGCTGTCATTAATGATGGCGTGGTAGAAAAATGGTGGCAAGAGCCTGGCATTAACAATGATGGACAGGACGATGATCCATATGAAAATACTACCCCAGAAAAATGTATGAAGTACTTGGAAACAAAAATCACTGGATTCTTTTAAGGAGTTAAAATGAAGATAGCAAATAAAGATCCAGGTGCTGGACATTTTGGTGTTAGTTTAGTAAAAAGTATTTTTAGATTTGTCGCAAGTGGACTTTTGATTTGGTCAGGATATATACTTTGGTCAGCAAATGAGTACACAGACATATTCATAGCAGACAGTGGTGCTCTGCTTATGGGTGCAGGAATAGTTCTGTTTTTGGCAGAAGTATTGGGAATAATTGAGGAGATTGTGTAATGAAAGAAGGTCCGATGAAAGAACACATTATGAGAGATACGGAAGGCGTAATCAAGCAAGAGTTTGTTACGTATCGTAAAAAAGATGGTATGTTAGTAAAAGAAACCACTATCCGTAATTTTACAAGTGGCGGCGACTATCACGATAGTTATCATCATGAACCTTTGGTTAGTTTAGGTGACTAACATGGGATTGTTCAGTAAAAAAGATAGACCACATTGGGAAGTAATGGCAGATGATGGAATGAATAAGTTCCTAAAGTTTTGCCTGTTTTGCCTCTTTACATATGGCCTATATCATGTTATAATAGCACTATATGATCGGTTTACAGGATGATTGAAAGAATTGGTATTATGTTTGGTTCTACAACTGCAAATAGTGAACGCACTGCGGAAACTATTTGGGATATAATGAAAGAAACAGAATTGCATGATATCAAAGATGGTGTAGAAGTTTTGGAACAGTATAACAAAGTTATATTGGTTGCACCAACGTGGGACTATGGAGGATTACAAGAAGATTACATAGAAGCATGGGATAAATTGAAAACTGTGAATTGGAAGAATAAAAGTGTAGCACTAGTTGGTTTAGGTGACCAAGTAGGCTATGGTGACTTATATCAAGACAGCATGAGTACACTATACGAAACAATAAAAGAACTTGGAGGCACATTTGTTGGCTTTACAACTACAGAAGGCCACAAGTTTGAAAAGAGCAAAGCAACAAGAGGTGATAAATTTGTTGGACTTGCAATTGACGAAGATAATCAATCAAAGTTAACACAAGAACGTCTAAATACTTGGATAGAAAAACTAAGAGAGACTTGGAGTTTAAATTGATGACATTTGTCAAAAATACTGGTAGGCAAAGAGGTATTACTACTACCAAAGAGAAGAAATACTATTACAGTGAAATATTTTATAGTATTCAAGGAGAAGGTCATTACACAGGTGTTCCTACTGCTTGGATACGTTACTTCTTGTGTAATCTACAATGTAATGGATTTGGTCAGATAGATCCAACTAACCCTGATACGTATGAACTGCCTTTTTTAGAATTTGATCCAAAGAGTGTAAACAGAGTAGAAGATCTTCCTGTATGGGAAAAAGGTTGTGATAGTTCATATACTTGGGCAAAGAAGTTTAAAGGACTTATGGGTAATGAGACTCCTAAAGTAATTGCTAATAAAATTATAGACATATTAAAAAACGATAGCAATCCAGAAGGAAAGTTCCTACATCCTGTATCGCAGTTTCATCAACATTTATGTATCACAGGTGGCGAGCCTTTAATGACTACAGGACAAAATGCTACTATAGGAATATATGAAGAACTACAAAGCCAAGGTAACTTGCCTGGTAGCATGACATTTGAAACAAATGGTACACAACAATTACGTCCAGACTTTATAGACTGGGCAAAAAGAATTAACACAGAAAT